ATCCTAACAGACAAACATGAAACAAAGATAGGTCAACGTCTTATTGCCTTACATGGTATAGATGGTTCATGTTCTAATCAAGTATTCTTTGGTGCTATAGATTTCTTCTGTACTAATGGAATGATTAGAGGAGATTATGATACAGTAAGACGTAAGAATACATCTAACTTCTGTATGGATAGGTTTATACAAGAGCTTAATAAAAGTAGTGCTGATTTCTATGAACAAGCTGAACAGTTACAAAAATGGGCTAGAACACCTATTGAGCAAACCTTAAATATGAAACAGTTACTAGAAGCTATCATAAAATCCGATAGGAAAGCAGAGAAAATGTTTCCTCTTGTACAACAAGAGATTAGTAAGCGAGGTAAAAATGTATTTTCTTTATATAGTGCTTTTACTAACTATGCATCTTATGCAGATGAACGTAATGGGTTTAACTTACGTAATACAGGTAAAGATACAGCTTCTCAATCTATGTGGGCTAGAGAGCAGGAAGTTTCTAAATGGGTGTCTTCACCACAATTTAAACAATTAGTTGCAGCATAATTATGGCAACTATTACTCTTAAAAATTTAGTGAAAGAGTATTATTTATCCTTTGAGTTCAAGGGTTTACGTGATGAAACTAAACAACAATATCAATACTTTCTTAACGTACTCTTGAACACAAGGTTGCCTGATTTAGATAAAAGATTAGGTGATATACCTATAGATAATTTAACAACTCTGATAGCTAAAAATGGTTATAATGATTGGTGTGATCGTGGAATACATCTCGCTAATCATGTCATGTCTGTTTCTAGAATAGTATTTAATTATGCTATAGGAATGGAAAAAATAAACAAAAATCCTTTTGTGTCTGTAAAGAAAAGAATACCACAAAGGCGAAAAACAATATGGACAAAGGAGAATGTAACAGACTTCTTAGATGCAGCTTACTCTAATTTTAAAACACGTAGTATAGGTCTTATAGCACACATGGCTTATGATTGGTGTCAAAGATTAGGTGATATGCGTTTATTAAAATGGTCTAACTTAGATTTAGAAGAACAGAGGATGCACGTAGAACAATCTAAACGTAGGGCAGAAGTATTTTTACCTATAGGTGACAGTCTAGGTGAAATGCTTGTACAACAGAAAGAAGATTTTGGGTTTCAAGAATATGTAGCACCTCATATAAAGCCAAAGAAGGGTGTCTATCAACCTTATTCTCTTTACAGGCTTCCTAAGGTGGCTAAAAGGGTTATGAGGGAAGCTAACCTACCTGATGACCTACGTTTATCCGACCTAAGACGTACAGGAACTGTTGAAATGGTAGATGCTGGTGTATCTATGGGTAATATTATGTCTGTCACAGGACATTCTAATCCACAGAGTGTGAAACCATACATGAAGAATACATATAAAAGTGCTAATTTAGCATTAAATCAAAGAAAACAGTTGACAGATGTTTAAATTCGTGATAAAAGAACATTGTCATTGCCCAAACATATATAATATATATTATAACATATATAATGAAAGACATATATAATGCTAGATTATTTATACAACTTAGATATACCTACAGGTGAAACACGTAGAATGGATTGTCCTAACTGTAATGGATATAAAACTTTTACTGTGACAAATAATATGGGTGCTTTACTGTGGAACTGTTATAAAGTTTCTTGTAGCATTAGTGGAAAGAAACGTGTACATTTATCCATTGATGATATTAAGCACACATTTAATGAAGGTTTATTGTATAATAAAACAGAAGCATTTATATTGCCTGAGTATGTTGTGGACAGAAAGAATACACCTGACGTTGTTAGGTGGTGTAATGAGTGGTCACTAGACCCTGTAGACTTAGACATACATTATGATGTGAAGGAGCATCGTGTTGTATTTCCTATCTATAATAATGACATCCTAGTTGATGCTATAGGTAGGTCACTCAAAAATAAATTACCTAAATGGAAGAAATATGGAAATTCAGGGTTGCCTTTTTCTTTCGGATGTGGTAAGGTGGCAGTAGTTGTTGAGGATTGTGTTAGTGCTGCAATTATAGGTAGTGATGTATATGTCGGGGTGGCTGTGTTGGGTACATCTCTTACCGAAATACATAAGAAGTATATATCACAATTCTCAACAGCCATCATAGCATTAGACCCCGATGCGTTACCTAAGACACTATCTTTTGCTAAAGAATTACGAGGGCACGTTAAAGATGTACGTGTTCTTAAATTAGAAGATGATATAAAATATAGAAAGAAACAGGATATAATAAATTTAAATAAACTAACCCCAAAGGAGAACCAACATGGAACTTTCATTAGTACGTAGTTTGATGGATAGGCAATTCTACGAAGACCATCGTGGAGCTAAATGCCCTGACAAACTATTTAGTAAAGACACTAGAAAAGTAAAACAAGCCATAGATAAGGCTATGGATAGGTATGAACGTACTGTTACACCTGATGAGATAGAAGCATTGTTTATGTCTGACAATCCATCTTTAACAACAGCACAGAAACAAGCCTATTCACATTTGTTTAAGCAGATAAAGAATGAAGCACCTTTAGGTAGTGACATAGCACAAGAGGTGTTATCTAAATTATTCCAACAAGTAGTTGGAGAAGATGTAGCTAATATAGGGTTTGATTTTGTAAATGGTACACAGACAAGCCTTGAACCTTTAAGGTTACTGTTAGAACAACACAATGATGATTTTACACCTGATTTAAATGTAGAGTGGGATGATATGGATATAGAAACATTACTTGCTAAGAATGCACTAGAAGCTAGGTGGCATTTTAATATCCCTGCACTAACTCGTCAGATTAGTGGAGTTAATGAAGGACATCTTATTGAGATAGGTGCTAGACCTAATACAGGTAAGACATCTTTTCATGCTAGTATGATTGCTGCTCCTGATGGATTAGCACATCAAGGTGCTGATTGTATTATCTTATGTAATGAAGAGGGTAGTCATAGAGTAGGAGCTAGATACTTAACTGCCGCAACAGGAATGACAATGCGTGAGATAAAAGATAATCCCTCTAAGGCTCGTGACTTATATCAACCTGTAAAAGAAAGAATAAAAATTAAAGATGCTACAGGTAGAGATATGTCTTGGGTAGAGTCTGTTTGTAAATCATACAAGCCTGATGTAGTTTTGTTAGACATGGGCGATAAGTTCGCACGTACAGGTGGTTTTGCTAGACCTGATGAAGCACTAAAAGCTAATGCTATATATGCTAGACAGATAGCAAAGCAACATAAGTGTGCTATGTTTTATATGTCACAGTTATCGGCTGATGCAGAAGGTAAAGTATTGCTTAATCAAAGTATGATGGAAGGTAGTCGTACAGGTAAGGCTGCTGAAGCTGACTTAATGATATTAATAGCTAAGAATCCACCTAAACAAGATGACGATGAAGGTGAAGATATCCAAAGACATTTAAATGTAGTCAAGAATAAATTGACAGGTTGGCATGGATTAGTACATTGTCAGTTAAATTATCAAATAGGTAGGTATGAAGCATGAGCCAACAAGAACTTTTTGAACCTGAAATTGAATTAATAAATCTAGATGGTGAAACTAAAACTTGTAGTAAGTGCAATATTAAGTTACCTTTAGATAAGTTTTCCAAATCTTCAGGTGCAAACTTTCTTAGACCTGAGTGTAGAAGTTGTAATAATGATATGACTAAAATACGAAACGAATTAAGAAAAGTACATGGTATGCCTGATAATACATACATATGTCCTATATGTAATAAGGGTGAAAGTGAAGTAGCAGGTAAAGGTGGATTAAGAAATGGTGCATGGGTTATAGACCATTGCCATGATACAGAAACATTTAGAGGTTGGTTGTGTCATAGTTGCAACAGGTCCTTAGGTGGATTTGCTGATAGCATTGACATTTTAAAAAAAGCCATTATATATTTAAAAAAGCATAAGGAGAAGTTAAATGAAACTAGTACTTGATGTAGAAAATACTGTTACTAAACGTAATGGCAAGATGCATCTTGACCCTTTTGAAAAAGACAATCAACTTATTATGATTGGTTGTATTACAGAAGATGGTAAAGAACATTTGTTTCATCACGAAACAGGCTTTGAAGGTGTGCAAGAAATACTTGACAGCACTACTGTTCTAATTGGTCATAACATATCTTATGATTTGATGTGGCTTTGGGAATGTGGTTTTAAGTATGATGGTGATGTCTTTGATACTATGTTAGTAGAATATATAATGCAACGTGGTCAGAAGAAACCTCTATCTCTTGAAGCCTGTGCTGAAAGATATAATCTTAACACGCAGAAAAAAGATACATTAAAAGAATACTTTAAGAAAGGTTTAGGTGTTGATGATGTTCCAAAAGAAGAGCTATCTGAATATCTATCAGCAGATATCAATGCAACAAAGGAGTTAGCAGATGAATTATACAGAAAACTTTCTATGGAAGAGCATAGTGGTTTGCTTAGTACTATTGAGCATACCAATCGTGTTTCCCTTACTCTTGCTCACGTTTATAGTCGTGGGTTTAATGTTGATCAAGTATCGCTTGATAAAGTTAAAAAAGAGTTTGAACAAGAAAAGACTGCTATCGAGAAGAGACTTTCTGTTCAAGTCAAAGAACTTATGGGAGACACACCTATAAATTTAAACAGTCCTGAACAGATGTCTTGGGTTATTTATAGTAGAAGACCTAAAGATAAGACAACGTGGTTGAATAACTTCACACCTTATATGAATAAGAAAGATTTATTTGAAGGTATAAGAGAAAATAGTGACATTGTTTACAAGACAATAGCAGTTAGATGTAATATATGTTATGGCTCTGGAGTAATAAGAAAAGTTAAAAAGGATGGAAAGCCTTATAAAAACCACCCAAAATGCCATGACTGTGTAGGTTCAGGGTTTGTGTTTAGACCCACAAAGATGTTAGCAGGTCTTAAATTTAATATTCCTACAGCTAAATGGGTTAGTGCTAATGGTTTTAGTGTTAATAAAAACATGTTAAGTGTTCTACAGCATATAGCTAAGAGGAATGATTCAGTTACTGCATATCAGTTTTTAACTGACCTACAAAGATTGTCAGCATTAGATACATATCTTTCATCTTTTGTAGAAGGTATAAACTCTTTTATAAAACCAGATGGTAAGCTACACGTAAGATTATTACAGCATAGAACATCGACAGGTAGATTTAGTGGTGCTGATCCTAATATGCAGAACATGCCTAGAGGTGGTACTTTTCCTGTAAAAAGAGTATTTGTGTCTAGGTGGAATAGAGGTAAGATATTAGAAGCCGATTTCGCACAACTAGAGTTTAGAACGGCAGCTTATCTTGCACAGGATAAAACAGCAATGGAGGAAATTAAAAATGGTTTTGACGTACATAGCTATACTGCAAAAGTTATATCGGAGAATGGTCAAAAGATTACTAGGCAGGTGGCGAAAGGGCATACCTTCGCACCCCTCTTTGGGGCAACAGGATTTGGGAGGACAACTGCTGAAGCAGCGTATTATGAACAGTTCACAAAAAAGTACAAAGGGATCGCACTTTGGCATTCCCGATTGGCTAAAGAAGCTCTAAGCACTTTTAAAATAAAGACACCTTCAGGAAGGGAGTTTTCTTTTCCTGAGGTAACTAGAAGAATGAATGGTGGTGTGACATATTTTACACAGATTAAAAATTATCCAGTACAATCATTTGCTACAGCCGATATAGTACCTTTAATACTTATGGATATAGATAGAAGGCTCGATAAGCTAGAGTCTTGTGTTGTTAATACAGTACATGATTCTATTGTAATTGATGTACACCCTGATGAAATAGACTCTGTTATGAAGATTATAAAAGATACTAATGCTGATATGACAGAGACTATAAATAAGCACTTCAAGATAGACTTAAATGTACCTTTATTACTAGAAGCAAAAATAGGTAATAATTGGCTTGACATGAAAGATATAGTGTGATATAACTTTAAATTCAACAGAAAGAAGGAGAAAATAATATGACAGAGTTAATAACAATAAGTACAGACAATTATGCTCAGATGGCAAAGGCTATGGGCATAGCAGGTGCAAATACCAGCACCATAAAAAAATCTAATAATCTTAATAGATTAAGAATATGGCATTCCCCGGTCATGGGTCAAGCTGAAGTAAATGGTAAGACTAAAAATGTCGAGGTTGTTGAAGGTGGTTCATACAGACTAGAAGTTTTAGATGAGGGCACTTCAACATATTACTATGCTAAAACGGCTGTTATAAGACCTTTTATGCAGAGGTATATGTACAGAAGATATTTAGCTAATCCTAATGCCAAAGCAGGAGAACCTAAGGGTAGTTTTCATAGAACTATTATGTCTGATAATCTTAATATTGACTTAAAGGATAATACAGGTAGATTTAACTGTGGTAAACCAACAGGTTTTATTGAAGATTTCAAAGCCTTACCTACTGACATGCAGGATTTAATTAGACAGATAAAAAGAGTACGTGTCGTATTTGGAACAATTAAATTAGATAAACCTGTGGATGAAAAAGGTAAAGAAGTAACTGTAGAAGAAGTTCCTTTCATCTGGGAAATAGATAATAAAGATGCTTATAAGACTATTGGGGATCAGTTTAATATTTTCTTAAAGAAAGAACGACTACCTCTAGAGCATAATATGTTATTGAAAGAAACTAAAGAGAATCCACTACCTAATGGGTCTAGTTTTTATACACCTATAGCACAAGTTAATTTATCTAAGATACTTGACATAAACCCTAAAGACCACAAGACATTTGGTGATTTTGTTGATTGGGTTAAAAACTATAATGATTACATCTATAAAGAGTGGGAAGAGAAATCTCATGCAAGACAGAGCAGTATGTCTGATGAAGATACAGATACTGTCGATCAATTTATAGATGTAGACTTAGATGATGGAGTTAAGTAATGACTCATCTAGCTGAACTGTCGTTACATCAGTACATGAATGATGCTGTAAAGGGTAAGTCAACTATGTCTGAAGAAGTTATAGAACAAGTAGGCAAAGATGTTATGGATGCTCTTAAACGTCAGTTTAATAGTGGTAAGAGTAGAGGAGACTTTACTTTACGTATGTCTAATATTGGTAAGCCAACGTGTCAGTTGTGGTTTGAAAAAAATAAACCTGAGTTAGCTGAACCTAAGCCTTCCAATTTTTTAATGAACATGATGCTAGGTGATATTGTTGAAGCTGTATTTAAAGGTTTACTAAAAGCTGCAGAAGTTCAATATAAAGATTCTGAAAAGGTTACACTTAAAACTAAGGAACAGGACATAAATGGTAGCTATGATCTTATTATAAATGGTGCAGTTGATGATGTTAAATCAGCTTCAGATTGGTCTTACCGAAATAAGTTTGAATCATTTGAGACATTAAGTAGTGGTGATGCTTTTGGGTACGTAGCACAATTAGCTGGTTATGCTAAAGCAACAAATACCAAAGCAGGTGGTTGGTGGGCAGTAAATAAAACCAATGGTAAATTTAAATATGTATCTGCTGAAAACTTAGATATGAAAAAAGAATTGTCTAAGATTGACAAAACTATTGAAACTGTCAACAAAAATAAGTTTAAAAGATGCTTTGAGCCTGTGGAAGAGTTTTTTAGAGGAAAGCCTACAGGCAATAAAGTTCTTAGTAAGAATTGCACTTTTTGTGATTTTAGAAAGGCTTGTTGGGAAGACTTAGTAGAACTCCCTGCTGTTAAATCTAAAGCACAATTTCCTAAGATGGTATCATACGTAGAATTAAATGAGAAGTAGATGGCAGCTTTTAGTGCAACCCAAGTAGCACGTAGAAATGGGTATAGGAGTGGTTTAGAAGATAAAGTTGCCACTTTCTTAAAAGTAAACAACATAAAGTTTCTTTATGAAAAGATAAAAATAGAGTGGGAAGACTTAGCATATCGCACCTATACCCCTGATTTTGTGTTAGATAATGGTATAATAATAGAAACAAAAGGTTTTTTTACAGCTTTAGATAGACGTAAACATCTTTGTATAAAGAAACAGCATCCTAAATTAGATATAAGATTTGTTTTTACTAACAGTAAATCTAAATTAAGAAAGGGAGCAAAATCTTGTTATGCCGATTGGTGTAATAAATATGATTTTATGTATTATAATAGAATCATACCTGAAGATTGGTTAAAAGAAAAAGGAAAAAACAAACACCCTAAGTTTATTAAATTCTTAGGTACAAAGTTAAGGAGATAACTATGATAGACTTTTCAAATAAAAATCCAGCATCTTGTTTTATAGAACTTGCACCTGATCTTTATGAAGATGGCTCTTGGACAGGTGCATTAAGAATAACAATATTAACATCTAAAGATAATCCTATGCCTGAAGCAAGTAAAGAGAGTTTATTACATTTAGCACAACTTGTATCAAGTACAGTCGCTTTGATGGAAAAGGATGAAGACCTAGCTAATAGATTAGAAGACTTTATATCTGAGCCTGAAGATAATAGTTTAGAGGTTGTTTCTAAAAAAGGTAATATTATTAATTTAGATTTTAAAACTAAAACAAGAGGAGAAGCATAGTGAGTTATATAAAAGCTGTAGAAAAACATAATAAAAAAAAGAAAAATAAAACAGGGCAACAAACCCACGATGAATTTTTAAGTGAGCAAATGAAAAAAGGAGCAGAGGAAGTTATGACAGATGGTTTATTTACAAAGTTTGTAGGTGAAAAAGATTTCTTTTCTGATGATATGAAACAAAAAGATATGGTTAATCACCCTGAACATTACAATCAATATGAAATAGAGTGCATTGATGCTATAAAAGCAGCAACAGGAGATGGTTTTGAACCTTATCTACAAGGTAATATATTAAAGTATTTATGGAGATATAATTATAAAAATGGTATAGAGGACTTGAAAAAAGCACAATGGTACTTATCTAAATTAATAGAGGTTAAGAATGACAATAAGACTTAAAATGCTACTAACTCTAGACATAGATACCGAGGAGTATGTTGTACCTGCTGATGGTAAAGTAGATGAAGAGATTGCAGATTACATACAAGAGACTTTTCACGACTTAGAGGGTGCAAAAATAAAACATTTTAGAATAACGAGTGAGGAGATACATCAATGAATAATGTGAAATTACCAACAGATTATCAATCTTTTATAGCATTATCTAGATATGCTAGGTGGATGGATTATGAGAATAGAAGAGAAGAGTGGTCAGAAACAGTCGAAAGATATTTAGATTTTATGACTGTGCAGGTATCTAAAAATTATAATTATAAAATTACAGATACTTTATGGAAAGATATATACAATGCTATTGCTAATCTAGATGTCATGCCTAGTATGAGAGCATTAATGACTTCAGGTAATGCCTTAGACAGATGCCATGTAGCAGGTTATAACTGCTCATATCTACCTGTCGATAGTCCACGTTCCTTTGATGAAACTATGTACATCCTTATGTGTGGCACAGGTGTAGGCTTCTCAGTAGAACGTGAGAACGTAGACAAGATGCCTATAGTCAATGAACACTTTGAAGAAAGTGAAACTATAATTAAAGTAGGGGATTCTAGGCAAGGTTGGGCTAAAGCACTGCGTGAGTTAATCGCTATGCTTTATGCAGGACAAATACCTAAATGGGATGTATCTGAAGTCAGACCTGCAGGTGCTAGACTTAAAACATTTGGTGGCAGAGCATCAGGACCTGCACCCTTAATTGAACTTTTTGAGTTCTGTATTGACGTATTTAAAAGTGCTTCAGGTAGAAGACTCTACCCTGTTGAATGCCATGATATAATGTGTAAGATAGGTGAAGTAGTTGTGGTAGGTGGTGTTAGACGTTCTGCCCTTATTAGCCTTTCAAACTTAGGTGATGACCAAATGAGACACGCTAAATCAGGTCAGTGGTGGGAAACGGAAGGACAACGTGCTTTGGCTAATAACAGTGTAGCATACAAAGGTAAAGTACAAATGGAAACATTTATGCGTGAATGGTTGTCTCTTGTAGAAAGTAAATCAGGTGAACGTGGTATTTTTAATCGTAAGTCTGCTGTAGAACAAGCAGGTAAAAATGGCAGGAGAGATACAGACTATGCTTTTGGTTGCAATCCTTGCAGTGAGATTATTCTCAGACCTTATCAGTTTTGTAATTTATCTGAAGTTGTAGTACGAGAGCATGACACTAAAGATATGCTACTTAAAAAAGTAGAGATAGCTACTATCCTAGGTACATTTCAATCTACACTTACAGACTTTAAATATCTACGTAAGGTATGGAAAGATAATACTGAAGAAGAAAGATTATTAGGTGTGTCTTTAACAGGCATTATGGATAATAAACTACTTAATTTTAAAAGTGAGTCATTGCCTAGTTTACTAACAACATTAAAGGAGAAAGCAATTGAAACTAACAGACTATTTGCAGAACAGCTTAATATACCACAGTCTACTGCGATTACATGTGTTAAGCCTAGTGGAACTGTTTCTCAACTCGTTGATAGTGCGAGTGGTATACATGCTCGACATAGCGAGTATTATATTCGTACTGTACGTGGTGATAACAAAGACCCTCTTACACAGTTTATGATTGATAGAGCTATACCGAATGAACCTGACATTATGAAACCTGAAAGCACTACAGTATTTAGCTTTCCTATGAAGTCACCTTCTAATGCTATAACGAGAAATGACATGTCGGCTTTACAACAATTAGAGTTATGGACTATCTATCAAACATATTGGTGTGAACATAAACCTTCTGTAACCATCACAGTTCGTGAAGATGAGTGGATGGAAGTAGGAGCATGGGTGTATAAACACTTTGATGAAGTATCAGGAATTAGCTTCCTGCCACATAGTGACCACACTTATGCCCAAGCACCCTATCAAGAAATTAATGAAAAAGAGTATAAAAAACTTGACAAACTAATGCCTGATGTGATAGACTGGTCTTTACTACAAAATTATGAAAAAGAAGACGGTACGACAGGCTCAAAAGAGTTAGCTTGTGTTGCTGGAGTTTGCGAGGTCGTAGATATACAGGCTTCATAATCAGGTATAATCATACACAAGAGTATGGTTTTACCCATCTGAGGGTCTTTATATGAAGACATTTTTTTAAAAAAGGAGAATTTTATGAGAGAATTACTAATTGGAGCAGCTAGAAGCTATTATGTGGGTATGATTAATAAACATATAGCTAATGTAGAAGTATTGTTAACAAATCCTACAGGAATAGGGGAAGCTGAACATCAAGATATACAAGCTGTCATTGAAGTTGAAGTGGGAAGGATTGCCGACTACCATGATAAACTAGATATGCTTGTTAAATATTTTACTAAACCAAAACAAACAGAAGAAGAACAACCTCAACCATCGGAGATAAAAGATGAGAAAACTAAGAAGTAGAAAAGAAAGAGGTCTAGGTAAATATGATGCTCCCCTACATATACAATATACTAGGGGAGTAACCGACTTTAAAAGAAATAGACCAACACCATTTAATATTAATACTATGGTTTATAGAGAGTGGTTACGTGGGTGGAATGATGCTTATGCATTACAGTTAAAGAAAGTTAAACAACATGAAGCTAGAAGAAGAGGTTAAGAAATATATGGAAAATAAAAAGAAAAGTATGATAACTGCTAATATGTATCAATCAGAAGCTAAGAAGACTGCTATCTTTCCTGCTAACAAAGCCCTAGAGTATTTATCTCTAGGGTTAGTAGGTGAAGCAGGAGAAGTTGCTAACAAAGTTAAAAAGATTATACGTGATAAAAAGATTGATGTGGATGTAGCTAGTGAGATAGGGGATGTACTATGGTACTGTGCTATGTTGGCTGATTACTTTGATGTTGATTTAGGAAAGATAATGGAAGATAATATTAATAAGTTACACTCTAGAAAGAGTAGAGGTGTCTTAGGTGGTAGTGGTGATAATCGTTAGTTATTTTGGTCTTCTAGCTCCAAACATATCTTTAAGTTTTAGTTTTACTAAATCTTCATCTTCTTGACCAAAGTAATCTGTATACAAAAACATGCCATATTCATAGTTGCCTTTAAGTTTACCGGGTAATACTTCTTCATATATAGAAACACCTCCAGAAACTTCTTTGTAGGCTTCGGCAACTATGTTTATTTTTGACTTAGGTAATGAGAAAAATATATTTTTAAATTTTTGATGATGTTCTTCTAGAGTTTCATTGCCAACTAGAGCCATTATCTTACCTCTAGATGCAGTTCTTTTTTGATTTATTAAAGACTTTAAAAAAAATCTTTTAACTAAATCACTTTTTAAATTTTTATAATCGTCACTTAAAATAAACCCTGTTATTTGATCATCCATATAAGTTCCCATTTTTAATCTAGCTAGATTTGTTGCAGGTCTATCTCCTCTAATTGTTTGAGGTGAAACTTCAAACCAATCAAATCTTAATCTATCTAACTCATTTTCTGCTACAGTTTTTTCTTCTTCTATTGTGACACCTGTAGTCATTTTTAAAAATGGATTTACGTTAGTTAAAGGTTTTTTCTTATAGGGTGTATATACAGGTACGTCTTCCTTGTCTAAAAGAATATTACCCTCGTTAGCATCATATCTATTTGGAAATGATCTTACAGCTTGTTTTAACATATATTCAAAAAAATCAACAGATGTACTGTCTGATATTATTCTGTATTCAGGATCAAGAAATGTACCTGCTATATCTTTAAGTTGACCCATTCCAACTGTTGCAGAATTAAAAGCATCTCCTAAAACTCTTGCAAGAGATTCATAAACAAATTCTTTACCTAAACCTTGTTCAGCACCATTAACTATAATATCGACAGTAGCATCAACTATATGCAAACCTGTACCTGCACGACCCTGACCACCTGCTATTGCTTGTAATATTTCTCTTGTTGGTACAGGTATATCTACAGCTACTTTATCATTATCGTGTAATTGAGGTATGGGTACTCCAAGTACTGGAATCTTTTTTCTTTTTCTATTAGGTCCAGTCATTCTATATATTATATCTGCAACCATAGCATAACCCATATAAGGTCCTAATAATGCTTGTAGATTATATTGCCCTTCACCAAATGGATTATTAATTGTGTAAGGACCTGTATCTTCATCTCCAAAATGTGCCCTAATAGCAAAAAAAGTAGCTAGTGTTGCAAGTCCTGTTGTTTCTTTTGCAAAAGATTCAGCATCTAATTTTAATCTAAGTTCTGGTGCTATCTCTATTCCTCTAACACCTTTTTTACCACCTTTTTTATTAAGTATACCACCTAAATTTATATGAGCAAGTATTGGCATATGTTCATATTGAAATATAAGTTGATTAACTAAATATCGTGGAAAAGGTGCAGCAAAAGATAAAGGTATAAATCTTTCAAATCCTTTGATAAAAGCATCAAACAGAATATTTGTAGCACCTTCTTTATCTCTAAAGTTACCTGTCTGATAAGTAAACTCAAGTGCTTTTTCCATAGACTCTGCTATTACTTTATCAGGTAAACTACTAAACTTTCCTGTTGAACTAGCTGCGTTGATAGGGTCTAAATAAGCATCTTCAAAAAATCCTCTTAAACCACCTCTTTGTCCTGATGTATATAACCACTTATCTACCTCTCTTGAAAAAATAGCACGTTTAAACATGTTATCACTTAAAGTATTTAAGTAATTCATTTTTCTTGCAAGTCTGACAATTCCTGCTTCTTGCCCTGTTATACTACCTATATCTCCCAATTCTTTAAATAGTTTTTTACCTAAATCTGACTTAGAAAATCTTTCATCTCTTAGTAATAGTTCTAGTGCTTCTGTTTCCCAACTTCTAGTTCCTAGCCATAAATCTTTTCCTAATGCTGAGTGCCAACCATTTCTCATCATTCCAAGACCTAAACGAACATTTAAATTTCCTGCTTCTTTTATTTCTTCATCAGTCAATCCTTTTATTGCTTTTTTTAAACTACCACCTTGCACTTTACCTTTTAGAGTAGTTAATAACCCTTCACCAAAAGTATCAAGAGCGTATGTATAATTACGCATATAACCACTAGAGGTGTTACGCATTGTAGTAGCAGTTTGTATTGTCATCATTCCAATACGTGCTTTATTTGCAGCACCTAAACCAAACCAGTTTTTCCACAAAGTAAATAATTTAGCACCTCTACTTTCTGAACCTGATTCTTTTATAGCTTTTGTAGCAGGTGTAACAATATCAACTAAATTTAATAGTCTTTGATCTATTTCTGTTAATTCAGACAATAATAAATTTTGTTTAGCTTTCTTTTCTGCTTTAGATAATTGGGCAGCTGTTTGTAGAGTTTTACCTGCTAAACTATAATCTTCAACTAAAAGTCCAGAAAATTGTTGTAAACTTAAACCGTGGTCATCTAATATTTTTATAAATCTAACATCACTAATAACTCCTGATGTTAATCCTCTAGCTATTCTAGATGCTATTCTTTCTTTTTTTAATGTTTTAGTAAGACCATCTTTTGATAATACAGCTACGTCTTGAGCAGGTATTAAATGTAATACTTTCGCTGCAGCAGTAGCAATGTTTTCATGTAACTTTCTATCTAAAGATAAATCATAACCTACTTGACCAAAATCAACATCCCCTGAAATACCTACTCTTTCTTTAAGTTTTTGACCTGCCTTTTTAAGTTTAGGTACAGACTCTTCTAACGATGCTTTTAAATCACTATATATTGTTTTTGCATTATCTGCTATGGATTCTCCTTTACCTTTTAATATTACTTCTTCACCTTTACTATTAACTTTAATTAAATCACCTTTTGTAGAATCTGTAAATGCTTTTTTTGCTAGTTTTTTATTTACTCTTTCAATACCTCTTGTTTCTTTTGCTATTGCAACCATTCTAATTTGTTCAGCTACATTAGCACTTAGTGTTCTACTACTACCTGTAATACCACCTAACACACCACCTGTTACTGTAGCTAAACCTGTTGCTAAAGATACATCAAATAAATTTATATTTTCTTTTAGACCTAATTGCTCTGCTCTTAGTCTTTCCTGTTGATAAACAGTTACTCCTGCACCCACACCTTCAACAAGACCTGCACCTATAGCTGTTTTATAACCACCGTGTATAAAACCATCTTTATAATTCATTGCCTGTTGACCTATAGTTTTTAAAGGGCTTTTTATTGCTTCTTTATAACCTATACCTCTAATGGCTTGTTCTCCTGCTTCTTTAGCAATATTTTTTTGAGTTAGAGCAACACCTTGTTTTTCTAATGCTTTTGCAGCACCTCTTTTTATAACTTCTCTTATACCTAATTTTATTCCTTGTTGTGCTGCAATAGCACCTGCTTTAGCTGCACCAAAAGAAAATATACCTGCATATGTAGAAGGTGCAGTAACTATACCTTGAAGATAATCACCTGCAGCTTTAAAACCAAAGTCGCTATCCATTCTATCGTAGGTATTCATAAGATTACCCATTTGCGTTTTACCTGCAGCATCTTGTTGTTGAGCATGAAATAAATCGAAAGTTGCAGTTCCTTCATTTACATTTTGCATACGAAAATGTTGCATAAACTCATCATAAACCTCAGTTTTATCTTCTAGGCTCATTTCGTCTATGTTAGTTTTTAATCCTGCTTTTCTACGTTTATTTAAAAAACTCGTTGCATCAGTTAAAAAATCTTCATTGTCAATAAGAACTTCTTTTGTTAAATCTTCTTGACTGTAAGTAGTGTATGAACTCATTTATATGTTTACCTTTAATTTATGATAAATCGTTAATAGTTTTGTTATTAAATATAGTACGATCATAATCATAACCTACGTTATCTTTCCAGTATTTTTCTAGTTGCTTTAGTGGTATGCTGTTTATATAGTTTTGTGTTATGTTATTTGCTGTAGGAGCATTTGGATGACTGTTTTGTATCGCTATTATTATAAGTGCTTTTCTTGCAGCATTTTGATTTGCATTCATTCCTGCTTGAGGACTAATTTTTGATATTGTATTTTTATGTTGACCTATTACCTTATTAAGACCTTTAGGAAATACAGTATTACTATTTGGAGGGTTTCCTGAAGATGTATTTGAAGGTGGTGTAAATACAAATTTAGAACCTAAAGTAAGGTAAGGTTCACCTGTACTAGAATCTTTTGCAGAAACAAGTTTTACATTATATCCTAAAGTTGTAGCTATTGTTTTTAATTGTATTACAGATATATCTGCAGCAATTGCTATACCAAGAGAATCTGCAATATCTTGTATTTCACTTGAAACACTTGCTTCTAAATATCCTTGAGCAGGTCTTCCATCTGATCTTGACTTAATCATTTTTGCAGACTCTATTACGCTCGTTATATTTGTTGCAAGTCTAGTTCCTTCATTTACTCTTTCTATTTCTGTGCCTTGATTAATCCACCTACCAGAATTTGAATCAAATGTTCCTGTTAAATTCTGTGATTTAGCTATGTCTGCTAGAGTTAATTGTATTTCTCTATTTAATGCTGAAGTAGATAAAAGTTTACTTTCACCCAATATATTTTTTCTAATCGTTAATTCTGATATTCTATTAGAATACTTTTTCTTTTCATTGTTATCTGATGTATTCATAAAAGCATCATTAAGCATTTTTATTTTTTGATCTATAGTTCCAACAAGATTTAACTCAAATAAATCTACAGTGATAGGTTCAATAGCTAAATCAGATTTTTCTGTTTTACCAAAATCTTCTCCAAAACCTGCAATAGCCATTTGTTGTTTAACTTGTCCTTCTGTATATCTTTCTGCCGAACCTGCACCTGCTATTAAGTTTATAATATCACTTCCTGTTCCCTGTAATATAGTTCCCATATCAAAATCAGGTACATTCATAGGTGTTGTAACTATATCCGTTAATTGTTTTGCTGTTATACTTTTTCCCTCTTTTCTTTGAGTGTAATTTAAAATATCTTCTACAGTTCTATTTTCAGATGCAGCTTTTTTAACCACTACAGGAACAAGTGCTTTAGCACCTGCATATCCTCTATTATCCTGTACAACTAAACTGTGTAATATATCAGAACCATTAGGACCTAAAGAAGCAGCTAATGCCTTTACTTCTTCAAAATTAGTATTGTATTCTGTATTGTATTTTGTTTCCTCATTTAAAAGTCTTTTCTGTCTTATTTCTGTCAAACGACTTATATTGGCATCTAATCTATCGTCATCGTCTTTTATTATTTGTGTAGCATTATCTGCACTACCTTCTATAACACCATAGCCTACATGTTTATCCCCACCACCTAATATTTTTGCTATATTTTCAAATAGACTCATTCTGCTCTCCTAGACATTAATCCCATTGGCTTTTCTTCTTGTTCATTAGCTACTGTTTCGTTCGCTTGGGGTTTTGAACTCAAGGATACTCCTTGTACTTCTTCAAGATTAGGTAAACCTTTGTCTTCCTGACTCCTTAATTTTCTTAAACTTCTATGGGCTAGACTATCTCTTTCAGACATTAATTTTGCATCATCTTCTAAACCACTGTCATATTTAATACCTAAAGCATCGCCTATAACCATCATCTGTTCCATTAAGACAGGCATAACTAATATACCTGCATCAATAGTATGTTTTCCTTGCATAACCCCCGACATTTGGATGGAGTTTGCTAATGTTGTTAAAGGAATACCCATATCCATTACGTCTGCGAGTTGCATAGAAAATTCTTCAGTATTCATACGAGTCGTATAGTAATTAACAACTTCATTTATATCAGAATACTGAGGAGGTTTTTGCCAAGGTCTTCCTCCTAATTCCGTTGTTAAAGATTCGCCCGGAATTGGTGCATTAAATTTATGTTGTGCTGTTTCTTGCATTTAAAAATTCCATTCGTTTTTTCTTAATTGTATTTTTATATCGTGCTATTTTAAAAATAGGTTGACTTTTTGTATCACTACTCATTTTAGAATATTGTGAATTTTTTGTTAATAGGCTATTAGAGTTTTTCTTTTTTTTATCTAAAACATTAAAACTGTCAAAAACCAAAAACATATCTCTAGCATAATTTGTTTGCATTATTTAGTTCCCTATACATCTATTAAAGACCCTGCTCCACCTAATTGATACTTCAGATAAGTACCACCTAATGTAGTAATTAAATTACCAATTGATTTACCTGCTGAAGATTTACCTGCGGCATCAGCTGCATATTGCGCTGCTTCAGCATCTAATTGTGCTTCAGCCATTGTTACTATTCTATCTAATTCACTTTCAGCACTCTTCCATGCAAATTCCATAGTGTCAGCATACATAGTCCACAAATTATCGTAAGACTGTTTTGATATACCTAGAACAGCACTAGCATTTAATTCATTAGCCCTGTTGACTGCTACAGTATCTGCCGTAGCTACTTGTCTTCGCCATTGAGCATTATTCTGTGCTATTACAGTTTCATTGTTAGCGTTAAACTGGTCACGCTGATTATTAACTTCAGCATTAAATCTTTCAATAGTATTTGTTTGACCTGCATTAAACTGTGCTTGTGCGTTAGCCTGTGTAGCATTGTATTGTGATGCTTGTTGTTTAAGATTGGAAAAGAATTGGTCTACTTGATTTTGTGACGTAGCATTAAATTGTCTAGAAGCATTTGCTGCAGCTTGATCGGAAAATAAAGATTGTACTCTTTGTTGTGCCTTAAATAATTCTGTCTGTTGTTGATTAGATAAATTAGCCATATCCATTTGCAAGAAGTTTTGAGCATTCTGAACACTTGCTTGTTGTCTATTATTTAGACTACCCATTTCTAAATTAGATACAGCTGCTGCTTCAGCCATAATTAAAGCCTGACTATTCGTTAAGTTAGCCATATTCATACTATTAGCATTACGACTGTTTTCTAAAGCAATCTGCTGCTCTGCCGTAAAATTCATATTCGCTACATCTGCTATTTTACTAGCATTCTGAACTCTAGCTTGAAAGGCTTGGTCAAACTCCATGCCCATAAATTTAGCACGATGTTCTGCTGCTAACATAGCTGTTTGTTGTCTATTACTTAAATTCTGTGCTTCAAACTTTGCAGTTACTTGTGCATCAGCCGATGCAATGGGTAAAGCAGATTCCAATGCGGCTTGAATCATTGCCTGACCTGACATACTAGAAGCACCCATACCTCTAGAAGCCATCCTAGCCATTTCAGCCCTCATAGCACCTGCAGCCCAAGGAGGTGTTTTACCACCTTCAAACTGTTGCATTAATCCTTCAAGTTGCCCTTGTACAGTAGCTTTCTCTGTAGGTTTAGCTTCAGCAGCCTGTATTTGTTCTGTAAATTGAGCTGCTTTTTCTGCGTTAGCTACACCCTCTATTAGTTCTCCTACCTGTATTTCTCTTTGTACAGGATTATCCATTTTAATAGATTTACCTTGCGCAGCTTCTAAATTACCTACGGCTGACTCTGTTTGTTCTGCCGCAATTACTTTTGCTCTAGGGTCATCCTCATCAGTTTGAGCCGTTTGTACAGAATCTAAAGCAGAATCAACATCTTCTTTACTCTTTACTGGGTCTGTTAAATTAGCTTCTGTTGCTGTAACGTCATCAGCTAATGTAGTATCAGCAGTAGTAGGGTCTACTACAATATCCCCTGATAACCTACCTGTTTGAGAGTCAATTGTTTGTGCATCAGTTATTTCTGTTCCAACAGGAGAAACTACTGCACCTGTAGGTAAACCCGGTTGTGTTAGACGATCTGCTGCTACATCTCCTATACCTTTACCTGCCGTTGATGCAGCAGGTGGAACATACTCTTGTGATAACTCTCTTGGTTGTGCTTGTCCACCTGCGACACCTGAAGGAGGAGGAAAGGGTAAAGGAACAAAATTATCAGGATTATCAGTAGGTCTAGCAAAACCACCTTCTTGTAATCTTACCACACCACCTTGTGCCATTTTTCTAGCAGCATCTTGATAAACAATCATCTCTCGTTGCTTATTAGGATTTTGTTGCAAATAATTATCAAAGTTTTCCATACTACCTTGATAGCCCATTTTATTTGCAATCTTTTGCATTCCTTGAGGTTTAAAACCTTTGAATATTGCCATATTTATTTACTTCCAATTAATATCTTATCTAATTTATCTTCTAATCTTTGCATAGCATCCATGATGTCATGCATATCTTCCTTTACATCATCACGCTTTGCATACTCTTCTCGTGTCTTATTAAGAAGTATGTCAAGTCGTTTAACTTCCATAAACATACTACGAAACACCCATATAGCAGGGGCTATGACGAGGGTTAGTAAGCCATTCCAAAAAAGTATAGGAGAAATTTCCACTAAGCATCCTCCAATGCTTTGACTTTACTCTCTAATGTTTCAATTCTAGTCATGGCTTCCTGAAGTGCTTTAACAGCTTTCATGTAAAGTATAGAATAATTTACAGATTTAACTGTAGTTTTTTGTTCTTTGACTTTTTTAATATACTTTTTAAAATCACCAACTTTTTTACCACTTGGTATTGTATCGCCATCAACATAATAAACAGGATTTTCTAAATCATCTTCTAAAGTTCCAAATTCTGAAGAGGATTCTATGTCTCCCACAGATACAGAATTTTCTCGTATTAATTTAGGTGATACTGTTTCTAGTTCTTGTGCAATAACTCCTATCTGCGACCATGCTTTATCACCATACTGACGAACATCGTCTTTCTTTTTAAAGTTTCTAACTTTAACAGCTTTTATATCATCCCATTGGCTATTAGCATCTGTAATATCTTGTTTTATTCTTTCATCCGATATAGCACCATAACTGTTGTCGTGATTTTTAACGTCACCATCACTATCTATTCTAAGTCTATTTGTAGAACCATTACCATCATCACAATACAAAAAGGTTGATGTGTTATTGTCTGGTGCTTGTGTAAAACGCCAAAGATGCATAAAAACATTTCCAGAACCAACAGTATTGTTAAATCTTGAAACATAAGAATTAACACTACCAGAAACAGTAAACAGATTAGTGGGAGTTACACCACCAATTCCAGTTGAAGAATTAATAATAACATCACCATCATTTTTAATTCTCATTCTTTCAGTCATGGTTGTACCACCATCAGCAGTAGTCCAAAACTCAATTCTTCCGGGCATATCGTTGCTTCCGGGAGTACCGTCTACAGCAGCACGAATTGAAGCTACAGGGTGTGCACGATCACCACCATCTGCACCTATAAAATTAATAATTCCGACATCATCGCCATCTTGAACAATAGTATCAGAGTTAAGAGAAGTACCTCTGCTTTTACCTAAAAGTAAATATGCACCAGCATCGTCATCTGCATTTCGCCAAATACTTACCTGTCCACCTTTATAATCTGTTCCTTCAATTTGAAGACCCGGCATTTGTCCACCAATAGTTTCTGGAGTTGCCAAACCAAGACAAACAACATCGTTGCCACCATCAACAAACAACTTATGTGTTTGTCCATTAGATTCAACCCTGAAGTCTACATCAGCACTATCTTCATTAAAAACTGCACCACCGTCTTGAGTTAATGCACCATCTATATCTACAACATCAAGATTAGTTGTTCCATCTACATCTATAGCACCAGATATGTCTAACGAACCAAATGAACCTACACCAGTTGTTGTAATAGCTGAAGAGCCTGTATCAATAGTTCCAAAACCACTTGTTATACTACCTGAGTCTAACGCTCCTACTGAAACTAAACCAGTAGCAGTCGTTATAGAATTTTGTGTTGCTGTGGCTACTGTACCTGTCAAGTTACCTGCAACATTACCTGTTACAGCACCTGTTAATGCTCCAATAAACCCTGTAGCAGTTACTTTGCCTGTACTTGGATTGTAAGTTAATGTTCCATCTGATTCAAGACCTATATTACCACCATCAACATCACCACCTGCTGTAAATATGATAGCGTTATCTTCATTTGTACTTTCATTATCCGTAATTGTTACTGTTGTTGCAACTGTAGCTACATCTGCTGTACCTGTAACATCACCAGTTATATCACCAACAAAAGCTGTAGATGTAATACTCGTTGCACCTGTAACTACTCCAGCATCTATACTAATTGTACCATCAAGTAGAATCGCTGACCCTGAAGCAGGTTCAATATTTATTGCAGCTCCAGAATCTAAAGTCAATACTCCTGCCGAATTAATATCTACTGTACCATCAGCAGTAATTTCTAAGTGTGCCGCAGCACCTGCAGTATCTACTGTTACTAAACTTGTTGCACCATTTGTGCCGACAGTTGTTGTAAAAGTATCACCACTTGAACCTGTCATAGTAATAACTTTTCCATCTACAGCTACTTCATCAACTGTAAGAGCAGTTAACGTGCCTACAGATGTAATATTTGCTTGAGCAGCTGTACTTAAAGTACCTGCAAGTTCACCAGAAGAACCATATATAACTGCCTTACTATTAACGACACTATTTGCACTTGCCGTATCTAATAAATTTAATTCAGCTGCAGTAGAAGTAATAGCAGTACTATTTATTGCTAATTTACCTGTTGGAACATTAAAAGTTCCATCATCCTCAACTGTTGCTACTACTGTACCATCATATTGTTGAAATATAATGTCCTTAGCATCTGTAAGAGGTTTAATTACTACATCACTAGAAGAATTTGCAATGCTTAATTTATTCCCTACTAAACCTAAACTACCATTATCTTCAACACGAATTACTTCAGTTCCATCATATTGTGAAATAACTAAATCATCAGAATCTACGGCAGGTTTCATTATAACTTCACCTGCTGTACCATCTAAATCAAAAGCAATTTGGTCAGTTCCACCACCTTGAAGTTTAATATCACCAGTAGTTGAATTTAAATGCAACTCTCCAGTTGAATCTATTGATATTGGTGTTGCTGCAATCGTTAATCCTGTTGTACCATCATGTGTAAAAGTAGCATCACTCCCCAAGCCTAATGAAAGAACAGCAGAATCCGATAACAATTTTACATCATTACCTAATATAGCATCTTTAGCTACGGATAGCCCACCATCTGTTTGTAGAGAACCGTCTAATGTAGATGTAGCATCTGTAGCATTATCTGTTTTAATTATACCACTAGATGTAATAGCACCTGAAGCAACAGTACCTAAACCACTAACATTACCACTTGTATCAAATGTATAGTTACCATCTGAAAATGTACCATCTATGGTTAAGTTACGAACTGTTCCTATATCTCTATTAGCATCGACAACCATAGCCTTACTAGCGGCAACTGTACCTGCGGTAATACCATCGAGCATCTCTAATTCTGCTTCAGCTAACTCAGCACCTGAACCTAATGTTAAAGAACCACCTACTGTAAGATTACCTGCCACAGCTAATGTAGAACTGGCTACTGTAGAATTAGGAGTTAAAGTAAGATGTGTTACATAACTTCCTGCACTTGCTATATCATTACCTAATGTTAGTGTACCACCATCAGCTATATTTAATTTCCATTCATCTCCTGCATCATCACCTTCATCAGCCATTAATGTAATAGCTAAACCTGCACCCTCAGTTGCAGCTATCTTTAGTGAATCGGTTGTAGTTTCATCATAACTAATTGCTACATTTGAATCTGAACCAAATATTAATTGTTCATTGTCAATAATTAATATATCATCTGAAAACTTAAAATAGTCTTCATCTTCCATCCATGTAAGTACACCATCGTTAGACTCACCATCAAAGGTTACAGCTATATCTGTACCTGAACTGCCATCACCTATTGTAAGTGACGTTCCGAGTAATTTAGTAATAGGACCACCTTCATTGGCTGTGCCATCATGTGTGTGTCCACTACTTGCTTGAAAGGCTGCTAATAGTTGGTCAAATTCATCATTGCTATCTGCAGCTGATATTACATCACCATCTGTAAAAGATGACTGTCTTGTATATGTTGCTCCCATTTACCTTCTTGCTCCTAATTGATATTCTAATTGAAATCCTTTTAATGAATAGGGTGCTGTTGTTGCATTATCATTAACTCGTAAGGCTACAGCAAATCCTGAACCTTCTACAGATTGTCGTATCAAGGGTTCTGATGGACCTCCATAAGTACCTGTACCATATGCAGATGTTCCATAAATAGCTACAACATCTGACGAATCTAATGCATATGCTGCAGGTCTTGCAGAGTTTTTATCCTCATAATCATATCGTATAAACAAATCAGCATTAATAGCTGATTCAGGTTTATAATTTACTAACACTCTTTGCATATGTTTACGTATTCCGGGGTCACCAAATGTTAAGTCAGGACTTCTATATCGACCTGATATTAGTTCCCCATCAAAACTATTACCTTTTTCTTGTCTATGAACATAACCATTAAACCCACCATGTAAAACTAAAACATCTCCTGCTTCTACAAAAGTATCTGTACAAGATGGTTTTATACCTCTTAATTCAGAAAATTCAAAGTTTTGTCCTTTCATAACACAGGTAACACCCTTTGATGAAGAAACAGCCTGACCATCTTTAGCAAAAAATAACCTATACTGGGTTTTATTAGGTATAACTACAGATTCAAATAATTCAGAATCTGTTAGGTTTTCTTCAAATATAGATTGTACATTTGAACTAATAGTTCCTAATTCAACGTCACCAATTCTAGCTGTACCTGCTATAGTACGTAATCCATCAGGTCCTAAAAATATTAAGTCACCTGCAAATTCTTGAATAGTATCACCATTTATACATCCTATATTACGTGTAACAGGAGTCATTGAAAAGTCAGCTTGTGAACTTCCCGATAATTTAAATATTCTATTTTTACAAAATATAAATAAATCACTTCGGAAAACTTTTAATCCAACTATAGTATCATCAACTCGTATACTACCAGCACCTATAGCTACAGAAAACTCAGTTTCTTCAAAAGGTGCAGAAAACACTAGTTCTTGTGGTGTACTAGACATACCTGAATAAAACATATGTTCTTTAAAAGCTACTACGTGTTTTGCACCAGTTACTGTAGGTGGAAATAAATCAGCTACTACAGTACCTATTGTGTGGTCATCTGCAACTGAACCATCTTGTGCTCTTGTTACCCCTGTAAGTGTAGTAGAAGTTTTACCTGTATAATCAAATATTTCACTATTAATTAATACAGAACCACTAGAATTAAAATTTGTAGTCGATTTAACTGTTACAGTACCTGAACCTGTCATTCCTGTTCCAGAAGCTATATCAGCACCTAATTGGGTTACATCACCTGTTGCAGCATTAGGTGATGTAACATTTGAAGCCACTATTGATGTATTAAATACAGTAGGAGCATTAGTTCCATCTACTACAATTAATTTATCAGTACCATCAAAATTATATCTTTCAAAATTATACTTACCTGCACTAGTTCTACCTGTATCTTTAGCTGTCCAACTTTCTGATACAGCATCATCTACAGCGTGTGTTGCAGCTGTTGTGCTTGATGCAGCTCTTGTTACACCTGAAAATGTAGTAGCTGTTACTCCTGTGTATGTAAATATTTCAGAGTTAATTTGTAATGTAGCTGTTCCTGAACCCCCCGGATCAGTAAAACCTGTTGTACTGTCAACTATTATTTCTCCTGAACCTGTCATTGCAGTTGTTGAAACTATTTTAGTATTTAATTCAGTAGAAGCCGAACTAAATATTTTTTCACCTCTAGCTGCTATTATTTTATTAGCAAAGGTTGCTGTCATTAAAACCTTTTCACTACTAGAGGATGTTTGAGGTACTATATGATTTACATATTTTCTAAAGCCGTTAATTCTTTTATAGCCACCTTCAATATCAGGTTCAAAGTTTTGTAACTCTAAAGCCTGTCCGGGTTGCATAATAAAAGTAGAACGGCTTTTAATTAAACCACCTTCGCAAACAAAAGCTGATGGTTGTACTTGGTCTTGGGCAGCCATATTAATTTACTCTTGTAGATATATTAGACGTATTATGATGTCCTGCTTGTGGTATATATGTAGAACGAATATATTCAAACCTATTAACTAATAATGTTTGCATATTCTTAATACCCTGTTCAAATCTTTGCATATTTAATTGATATTGTTGTGTTTCACCTCTGTACTGATATACAAATGCTGTAGCACCATCTGCTATAATAGGTGCAAACCTATCAGGTACAGATGTAGTATCACTGTGTGCTGACATATCAGTAGGAAAAGTAAAGTAGTCGTATTTAATTGTAAAAGATTTTGTGGGGAAAGGATAAAGAATATAGTTATTATCAGGAGTTCTTGTTACATACTGTGGTACACTTCCTCCATCAAACTGCGCAACCTGCACTGCACTATCGTGAGAAGTAGCTGTTGTTCCATTAGCACCTCTTGTTGCTCCTGTAAATGTTGTAGACCCACCTATGGCTGTATAGGTTATTTGTTCATTGCCTACATATAATGTACCTGCACTATCAAATCCTGTTGTACTTACAACCGTAATTGTAGTAACTGAATCTGTATGAGAAGTGCTTAAAGTTGTAGTTTCTATTTCATCTTCTTGGGTTATGTATGCATTAAGATAATCATTATAGTTTAATATTCTTAATCTACCACCACTAGTTCCTAAGTCACTATCTTTAACTAATCTAAATGTATTATAATCTACAGTTTTAGCTGTAGTTGGAACTGAATATTTAAATGTTCCTGCAACTAATACTTCTGTATCGGTTGCGTGATTAAAAGGGTATTGAAATTCTTTTTGATTTATATAACGAATAGCTTCATTAACTGCATTTTTACATTGTATTTGAATACCTCTAGCAGATGAAAAATTTGCAGAAGTTAATGCTACTTCATTTAAACGTGCTATTACTCTATTTGTATGTGTAAGAAAACTCTCAGCCATGTCCTATCCTAAATGTAATGTAAGAGGGCAAATTACTCTGCCCCCTTATATATATAGTTGAGTTACGCTAATGTATCTCTGTCTACTTCATCAGCAGCCATTGTACCAACGTCATCAATGTCCATGCAAATAGCAAACATTCTGATTTTTCCACCAGTTGTTGTGCCTGTCATTGCTTGGATTTCAATGTCAATAGTATCTGAAGTGCCACCAATAATAACTGGAGCATAAGCTGCAGGAGTAGGAGCATAATCACCTACACTTGCACCATCAAAGTCAAAACCATCAACAAAGTTGTCGAGGTCTCCACCTGTTATGCCAAAGTCAAAGTCAGTATCAGTAGAAGTACCTGCGTGAG